AATAAAATTACAATAGGAGGAAAAAATGACAGTATTTGAAATAAAAAGAAACGACACGAAACCTTACTTAGCCGCGACTCTACAAGACGCGGTAGGTAGTCCATTAGACTTAACAAACACAGATTCAATCTCTTTTAATCTTAGCACAAACGATAATCAATTTACAAGCGTATTAAGTGGAGCATGTGTTACTACAGGTCTAAGTGGAGCTGGAACAGTTGAATATCAATGGCAAGCAAGCGATACAAACAGAAGTGGACTTTATTTAGGCGAATTTGAAGTAACTTATTCAGATAGTTCAATCTTAACACTACCAAGCGACCATTCTTTATTCGTTAAAATAAACGAGGATTATGACTAATGGGAACAAATGCAAAATTAGTTAGCGCATTAAATAGAACACTAGACTTAGCAGGCACACAACTTCGAATAAGATATTATAATCCAGTATTTGATGATGTATATGATGAAGCTACTAAGATAACTCAATCTGGAACAGATTTATGGATAAGCGGAATAGTCTTTCCGGTACACGGGAAAGAGGGAAGCACTGAATCGGTTTTAATGAGTCAAGGTAAATTAACAGACTCAGATAAGACTTTATTTGTAAATGGTTCTATATCATTTACAGGAAGTACAAATATGTGTGACATACAATTAGGTAGCCCAACTGGAAATTTATATACAACAATCCCAGAAGGTGGAATAATGTATGAAACAGAAGCATCACCAGTTTATAAAAAACAATTCATAAGGAAATTAACTGGAAGTTTAATAAATGGCTAAAGGCGGTATGTATATTAAGTCTATAGGTGTTCCTGAATTGAAAAAGTTCATTAATCAGAAAAGTAAAGAGGCCACAACAGGAATGTCAAAAGGAGTAGCAAAAGCTTCTATTTATGTGCAAGGAGAGGTAAAGTTATCAATTGCCGGAAAAAAAGCAGAATATAAAAGTGTAGATACGGGACGTTTTCTTAATTCAGTTGGAATAGCTTTCAAAAATAAAGAAGCAACCGTATATAGTGGATTACCTTATGCACGTAAGTTAGAATTTGGTACTAATTTTAAAAACAGCCCAAGAAAACATTTCACAAACAGCGCGGCTAGATCTAAAGGTAAGGTTAAAGAAATATTAAACAAAGAAATAGTAGAAGCACTAAAGGGATTCGTAAACCCTATTAAGAAGTTGTTTTAATATATATAAAACATCTCAATATACTTAAACACAAATAACTTATTTAAACTGACTGCAAGCGAGTAGTCAAATTCCAAAGCGATGGCAAACAGAAAGACAATACTTAGAGATATACTCTTTTTTTTAAAAGAAAGAATATCTGAAAACATTACAGACCCAGTTAGTTCTACAAGGGGTAATTCTTCTAAATTTATTATGACATCTTTCCCAGAGAGAGAAGTAAAATATCCTTTAATTACACTCGAAGTAAACAACATAGAAGAAAGTCGTGCAGGTATGCAAACAACAGCTATGGATATAACTCTAACAGTTGAAATAAGATTATGGTCAAAGAGTGTAGCACAATCAGACAAATTAACTCAAGAATTATTAGACGAACTAGCAAACATTCAATTCACAGCAAGCTCAGGTAGCACAGACAATGACTTTCACGATTTTAACGTAGGTAGTGTAATCAGAGTAGACGAACCAGGCAAAGGTGGAATCAAATCTCGTATTATCCAATTAAATTATAGGTTTTTCAATTTAACTTAAATATTATGAAAGGGGGTAAAAATATTATGGAAGATAATAAGATAGAAAATGTGTGCTAGGTACGTGTCAGATACAAACAAAATAGTAATGTTAAACGAGTCAGGAACTTATGCAAATGTCAGCGGAACAGGTATTTGGCCAGGCCAAGTTACAGAGAATAGTATTGACGACAACGAGAATAAGTTAGTTAATAATTATTTAGGAACAAATAGTCGAAACTTTGGCGAAATAGACCAAGGACCACAAGACGTTACAGGTACACTTACAATGCATCCTCAAGATATGAGATTTGCATTTTGGGCAATCGGAAGTGGAGCAGACGGAGCAGCAGGTAGCGCAGTAAGTCATCTAGTTGAGGAAACTAGTACAAGTTCATGGCAAAGTCCGTTCACATCGGGTACAGGACGTTTACAGGCACCAATCAGCTTTACATTAGAAGATTCTAAGCAAAGTCCAGGTACAGGCGCAAACTTTATTCGAACAGTTAATGGATGTGTAGCAAATAGTGTTACAATTAACGCAGTTCAAGGAGAAAAGGTAAGTATGGATGTTGATTATATTGGTCAGAGCTTAACTAATTCGAGTGGAGCAACAACAGCAGTCACAGAAGAGTTGAATAGACCATATCTTTGGAGTGATTGTACTTTGACAGTTTCAGGTAATACATTAGAGACCGCAAAAGATATTAGTTTCGAGATAAACAACAATATAGAGGCACCACACTACACAAACGGAAGTCGAGTAATTGCAGCACCATATCCAGGTAATAAAGAATATACACTTAGTGTAACAGCAGATTTAGCTGCACCATTAGCAGATGTACTTTATACAGATTTATTCAAAGGAAATGGAACGTTCAACGCGACATTCGATTTAAACGCAGATGTAACAGCTGGATCACAACATACAATATTTGCAATGAGCGGATGTAAGATAATGAGTATGGATGTACCCAGCACAACAGACGGTGTTAGTGAATATACTATGGAAATCAAACCACAAAGTGTAATAGGTTCTGCATTCGACAGAGTAAACTACGAAGCATTTTAATTTGATTAAATTGGGTATTAATTTTAAACCCAATGCCTAACGGCACAATAATGAAAGGAGGAATAATGGGATACTTAGAAAAAGAAAACACTCTTATAAAGAGGAACGGAGAAGGAAAGTTGTTACCGGTAGACGTGACTTTAGAACTACTACCAGACAAACCACATATAAAAATGATACCCCTAACGAAGGGAAAGCTAAACGAATTAGTAACATTGCCAAAAAATGAAGATAATTTAATTAGAGAGCATATTACCGAACCAGAATATACAGAAGAAGAATTCGGTTTTATAAAACCTCAAGTATATGGTGCTATTAAAATGGCACTTCTTAGTTTATCTACTGACACATCACAAGAAGATATGCAAAAATCAAGTGTGAACGCAGTGTTAGAAGAGGTAAAAAAAAAGTCTTTAAGTCAGAACGAGAATTAACAAATTTCTTACACGGTAAGGGATATTCGTTCTTTGACATACCGAAACTTACATATCCAGAGATCAACCTGTTGATAGCAGAAAACAATATATCTATCAAAAAGGAAGAACGAGATATGAAGAGGGCTAAGCGAAAAAGATAATGGCAGGATTAATGGGTGGAATCGCAGGTGGAGCAACAGTAGCTATAGTTATACAAGCGGTAGATAAGTTCTCGGGAGTTTTCGCGAAGGTAAATAAAACAATGTTAGTTACCGGAGCGGCAATTACAGCCCTAGGTGTAGCGGGATTGGCCGTCACAAAAGGATTAATTAACACAGCCGCATCATTTGAATCGGCTTTTACTGGAGTTAGAAAGACAGTAGAATTAACTGAAGTAGAATTTGGTCAATTAAGGCAAAGATTCGTTGAGTTAAGTAAAGAAATACCAGTATCATTCGTTGAGTTAAGTAAAATTGGTGAAATCGCAGGTCAATTAGGTGTAGAAGGTGTTGATAATATAGAGAAATTTACAAAAACAATTGCTGGGATAGCAGTCACCACAAATTTAACAAGTGAAGAAGCGGCAACAAGCTTTGCAAGAATAGCAAACGTTATGCAAGAGCCTATTGAAAATGTAGATAGAATGGCTTCTGTTGTAGTAGAATTAGGAAATAATTTTGCAACCACAGAGGCAGAGATTGTAACGTTTGCACAAAGAATAGCTGGTGCTGGTAATATAGCAGGACTTACTACTGCTCAAGTACTTGCGATTGGTGCAGCTTTTAGTTCGGTAGGTGTCCAGGCAGAAGCTGGTGGGACTGCAACACAGAAAGTTTTAATTCAAATGAATACAGCAGTAGTAGAAGGTAATGAAAAACTTGAAACATTTGCAAAAACAGCAGGAATGTCTAGTGAGGAATTTAGTAAAGTATGGAAAGAAAACGCAGGAAAAGCATTCGGTTCTTTCGTTCTAGGATTAGGAAAACAGGGTGACCAAGCAATAACAACTTTAAGTGAATTAGGATTAGAAGACCAGAGATTAGTTAGATCATTTTTATCTTTAGCAAACGCAGGAGATTTAGTTACAGATACATTACAATCTGGAAGTAAAGAATGGGAAACAAATACTGCAGCTGTAGAAGAAGCTGCAAAATTTTATGCAACTACAAATAGTTTAATAGAAATTTTAAAGAATAAATTTAATGCGATTAAGGATCAAATGGGTCAATCATTAATACCAGCGTTTTTATCTGTAGTTGATGTTTTAGGAAAAATGGTTGGTTGGCTTGAAAAACATCCAACTTTGACTAAATTTGCAGTAGCTGCCATTGCAATAGGATCCGCTTTATTGGTAATAGTAGGACCACTTATAATGTTGATTGCTATTTTGCCTATGTTTGCGGCAGGATTAGGGATGGTAAGTGCTGGATTTGTTTCTATGACAGCGGCGGCATTACCAGTACTTGCTCCAATCTTAGTAATCATAGCAGCTTTATATGCAGCAATAGCAGCATATAAAGCATTTAAAAAGTTTTTTGGAAAAGAAGAAGACAAAGGACTTAATTTTAAAAGTGAAAAGGATGGAACCATATTTTTAAATGCTACAAAAGAACAAGCAAAAGAACATGGAGTAATAAGTCTAAACGATTTCATACTTACAAGTAGCGGAAAAATAATCAAACCCAGTCCACAAGA